GATAGTAGCCCATCAGTTCCGCGTTGATGCCCTCCGGCGATTTCGGGATATTGGATCCGTGGGTAACGTGCATAGAGCAACTCCCACCTGCCGTAAGGGCGACAAACGCCATCGCTCGGAATGCCGCCGTTTTCGCGTTCCCGGATTGGTCGGCGCCCATCAGCCGGGGCAGATCGCCGCTGGCATTGATCGAATACAGCAGCAGCCGGTTATCGCCACGGTATACCTCGTCCTGGCCCGTGTTCTGCAGGGTCAGTCCCATTTGGGTTTTGTCGCCCTGCTGGAGGAGATCGATGGCGATACCGGATCCCGCGCCTGGGGGCGTGTTCCCCATCTGGACATCGTGTATGCCCGCTTTATGCTGCATATAGTCCCAGACCGTATCGATCAGGCGCCATACGTCGGGCATCACGCCGGGCGTGGACAGATAGCGCGGATCGTTCACGCCTGGATTCACAAACAGTTTTCGTACCGGCCCCTCGTCGTCCTCCTCGAAACTGTCAGCGCCCAGGCCGGTCAGTTTCGTAATCAGGACGGTTAGTTTGTCCTCCTCAATGCGGCCCCAGATCCGGGTGAGCATACGGTTTAATGCGATCTGCAACTGGGAGAGGCCAGGGATAAGGCCGATACCGTAGGGATGGCTGGCCGCCTCTTTCCGGACCACGCGGACGATTGGGAATGGGTTCCCAGGCTTAAACACGCGCCCGCCCTCCGGAATATCCGGGCGCGGTCCGTCATAGAGAAGCGTCTTCCCGCCGACGATGGTCAGCCGGCCTCGCGGCCCCACCTCCGGTCCAGGGATCTCCCACATTTCGATACAGACCGCGTACTCTTTTTTCTCTTTACTGTCGGCCCAGGCGCCGTTCTCGCCGCCGGACCAGATCCCGCCCAGCGACAGGGAACGCGCACTGGGCGATAGCCAGCCATCCACGTATGATTCCGCCATCATGGCCGTATCCGGCTCAACCTGGCGGCCCTTGTCGCCGAACCTCTGTATAAAATAGTCCTTGTGCCGCAGCGTAGCATGGAGAACGTAGCGCGCCTGGGAGGGGCGCTTGGCCCACGGATCGTAGAACACCTCCCACGGAGGGATAACCTCCTCGCACATGGCGCCCACCGGCGCCGCCGCCTTACCGGCCATCTGCCCGTCAGGCCCGTATTTCGGGATCTCCGCCATTTTGCCAGGATCCCAGTATTGCTTCGTGAACGCTACCCCACACTGGAATAGCCAGTTGGCACGGTCGATGTTCGATACCTGGGCGGCCGACTGCTGGTCCTCGTGCGAGATTATCGCCTCGCCCTCCAGGGCGGCCGCTTGATCAAGCGGCGAGTCGGTGTCCGGCACCAGGCCGTGGTCGGGGCGCGTCATCGTCGTTAGGGCCACCCATTTTTCTTGGAGTGGCTCTATCAGGTTGGCAGTGATGTATTTGTCCTTCGCGTCGTCCGCGATCAGGGATATAGCCCGGTTTGCGGCATCGTCCCAGGCCAGCCACTGCCGCCCCTCCGCGAACGCGATAGAGAGAACCCAATCTTTTTCTACCGGCAGCCGCGCCTTTGCGGCCTCGGATAGGCGCGTCCGGACCAACTCCGCCGCGTCCAGTTCGGAGCGCGTTTTATTGGTTTTCGCCAGAATGTCACTCAGAGAGGGTATCTGCATCTGTACTCACCTCAAAAACGCGCACTAAATCCGCCAGCCGGCAACAGGCCGCGATCAGGTCACGGCGCGCCGTGATGAATTCCCGCTGCATATCGGCTTTCGACGGGTTGTTCTCCGCGAAGCGCTGGGCGGTCTGGTAGTCGTCGGACGACATGAGGACAATACCTATCGCCCGTTTGACCATGACCGGGCCGGTGTAGGCCTGGGCCGCGTCCACCAATTGATCCCGCAAGGTTTTTAGTTCCTCATCTGTCATGGACGCAGTTTCCGTGGTGCGTTCTGTTTGTCGAGCAGCGTCCGGACCGCCCGATACCACTCCGACCGGTTCAGGCGCCGCATCTCCGCCCAGACGGCAAATAGAAAAAAAACCTGGAGAATGCCCAGGCCGATCAATACTACAGTCATTTTTTCTTGCCCTGCATCCAGCGCGGCCGCATAAGTTTTGCGTCCTCGCCCTCTTCTTTCGTTTCCGGCTCCTCGCTGGCCGTCGTCCGCTCTATCCCGTACCTGCCCGCGTCCGCTATATGCGCCTCCTGTTTTTTGAACAGGTCGTGGGGGTTGTTCGGGTCAGGCACCAGGCGCGCCATCATGCGGCACCAGACCGGGCAACGGTCCTTGAACGCCCGCAGGTTCCGCTTAAATCGCTTCCCCTCCGCCTGTTCGCGGACCTTCGGGACCGGGCTTGCAGAGGTCATCAGTTCCGTTGTTCTGCTCCACCCGTTTACACGGTCGTTGTTCGCCGGCCACATTTTGAGGCCGTATTTCCAGAAGTCCTCAACGATGTAGCGCCCTACCCGTTTAGCAGGATCTTTCGGCGGGAAGATGGATGGATCCGCCCAGATAACCACGTTTTCGACCTTGTAGCCGTTCCGGGTGATCGTGGCAACAATGCCCTGCGCGATCTCGTCGTTACTCTGACCGGATACGTACAGTTCATCGATCCAGGTAGCCGCCGCGAAATCGTCCTCGACGCCCAGGAGGAACGCGGCCGCTGACTTTTCCGCTTTGCCCCAATCGAACCCACCGAACGCGTCCCAGTAATTCGGGACCGGGAAACTCCAGATCTCATGCGCCGTCTCCTCCTCCCAGGTCCTTGAACACTTCCACACAGAGAAAAACAGGCCGCCGGCAGTGACATCATGTTGGCACTCAATTAAAAACGCGGTGAGGCCGGATTCGTTAATCATCTGCTCACAGACGGGTAGCGGCATACCGGGCCAGGTCGCCTCGCCGCCCACGATCCGCCACTTCGCGCGCCCCTGGTCCTCGTACTCCTCCGTCACCAGGTTTCGCACGGCGGGAATAACCGGGGCATCGACGCGGTCCAGGAGTATCCTCAGTTCTCCCTCCAGAACACGGGTCATGACCGATTGTCCGTGGATCTTGTTCTGAACAAACATGATGGCGCAGTCCGTGGACCCGGCCCGCAGCACCGTCTGCGTGATGGTTTCTCCGCGCTTCCGCGCCACCTCCGGCGAGTCGCCCAGTTCGTCCACGTCGTCCAGAATAATCAGATCGGGCCGTACCTCGTTCAGTTTCACGCCACGGGCGCCGGCATCCAGACCGAACGCCAGCACATTACACCCGTTCGCCGCCCGCAGCACCTCCTGAGTCCATCCCTTAGAGTGGCCGTAGGCGCCTATGGAGCGTTCCACGCCGGCGCGCTCCAGCACGGCGGCCACGCTGCCAACGTGCCGATTCGCCGCGTCCTGGGTGCAGGACACATATAAAATGAAGCGCCGCGCAGCGCGTATAACGAGTCTCGCGCCCACCAGTTCCGCAGTGGTTGATTTTCCGTGGCCGCGTGACCAGCACTCCAGCAGCGCCGGCGGCTTGACGCCTGGGGTCAGCGCCTCCGCCCAGGCCCATACCCGGCGGTGATGCGCCCCCATCGGTTCCCTGGTCGCCTCCGGAGCGTAGCGCCGTAGCCAGGATTCCCAATCCAGTTCAGACCCCGGCAGCCGCCGGGCCTGGGTCTGGAGCGCAGAGGCCAGATTCCTGGCCCAATCGCCCCAACCGGGAAATAATGATTTCCCTGGTTTCCTCATCGGTCACCACGTCCGCGATAATCGCGGCTATCTCCTGCTGAATCGCCATCACCTGTTCGGCCGGCACCCACTGGGCGGACACGGCGATCAGTTGCACCTTTTTATCAACGAGGGTCCCGAACGCGGTAGTTATCTGGGTGAGGCCGGCCTCTTCTATGCGGTCCTCGTCTACGGCGGTGAGCAGCAGCGCGAGTTTAACATCAATCGCCTTGACCAGGTCCTCTATTTTTTCATGGCGCAGATGCGCCACCGCCCGATCTCTAGACCCTGCCGGCTCCGCGCTGGAGCGGACCCAGCGCCGCAGCGTTCCACGCGGAACCTTGGTCTGCCGGGCGGTCCGGTCCACGTTGCCACGGTTCGCCGTGAGGAACGCCAGGGCGCTGGCTTTCTCATCCTCGCTGTATTGCCGCCTGCTCATCCGTTACTCTATCTGTTTCCGGTTCCCGTTCGGCAGTCCCTGGAACTACCCGTGCCGTCCCGTCGAACGTGAACGGGCAGCGCTGCGTGTAGAGTGGCCGCCGACCGGCCTGCAGCACCCAGAATTGTAGCCGAATTTGCACCGTGCCGTCTATCAGTATGCACCCGCAGGCCCGCGCCGCCATCGCACGGACGTTCTCAGGCCTGGGCGCCGGCGGGCTAGTTTTCGCCCTGCCGTGCAGGATCTCTTCGAGGACCTGATCGGCGCTATATTCTCGTGACGCCATCGGGGAGGATTATCTGTGGGGCGGCCTCGACCATCAGAGGTATCATCTCGTTCGCTGCCAATACCTGCGGGTTATGCTCACTGTCTCGGTACGTGTTTATGGCGCGTACATCGATGCCCTGGCCCAGGTCGGTAAATACAAACGTGAGCGTAGCGCCAGGATGCATCGTGGCCCCGTTCAATAGCGCGATAATGATATTTGCCATCCGGACCTTGACCGGGTCCCGGCCGTCCGGCGAGGGCAGATCTCTAACGTTTACCGCCATGATTTCTACTCCAGGCAGCGCACTATTCGCACAACGTCTCCAGGCACGTCGTTGTTCACTGGGGGCGCTGCGGAATAGGTGCCAGGATCCCGGCCGACTGCGAATCATGCGGGATCCTACGCTTATGCGCTTTTTCTGGTTTATATTCTGGGGTCAGGACCCGGAAAAGCGCTAATAGTTGGGAGGGCAATTGCCCCCTCATCACAGTGTTTTACGCACCAGGCGGCGACGGTTGCGTATTTCAGGGGCAGCCCGAAATAGGCACGGGCGCGCCGACAGAGGGTATCGCGCCAGCGCCGGCCCTGGCGCGTGGATATGCCCAGCATGGCGCAGGCGTCGCGGTTTGTGATGCCCTGGAGCGCTAACCGGGCGTAGTCGTAGTGGATAGAGGATCTGCGGATATAGGGCGGCAGGTTAATTTCAGGCGGCGCAGTCGGCATATTTTGGGGCGTTTTCCGTCCTCCAGAATCGCAGACGGCATCTCATTATAACGTAGAGCCGGGTGGCATCCGCCCTAACGTAGAGCCGGGTGTGGGATCCCTCTGGGAACGCCCTAACGAAAAAACCGGGCGCTGTAGAAAGCGCCCGGCAGTCCCGCATCGAAGCGAGGAGAGAAAAGGAGATCACAGAGGGGATATTGGCCTACCTGCCCCTGGTTTCCTCCCGATTTTTACATTACTTTTTTGCCTTCCGGTGTCAGGATCTCAGGCCCCCATTCGCCTATATCGTCCAGTGTAAGCGTGTTCAAGCAGTCGTCATTCCGGCTCAGTGCGTACCTCAGTTTTAGGTAGGGCGCCTCTCCGGTGATGTAAACAATAAAATTGAACCACTTAAACCCCTTCTGCTTCGCCCAGTACAGACCGCGCTCCGTGGGCGGAACCGGTTTCGGGTCAGGTGTTTTCGTCAATAGGTCCCACCCGATCCGCAGCGATAGCGGCCACGGAGCGATTGCATCGCTATTTCCGCCCCAATGCCGCTGTTTGTGGTCATGGCGTACCACCAGACATCTCCCATGACCAGGCGGACGGCCTCCAGCGCCTCCGCTATAGCCGGCACGTTTTCACCAGCCGGCACCGTGAGCGCGCCCAGGATGGCGGCCATCGCATCCTCTAACTCTCGCACCCGCTGCGCGTCTATTGTGTCCATTTGTTCCCTACCCCCTGTATTTGTATTGCCTGCCGCGCCACGCCGAACCTTGCCGCTGCCTGCCCCTGCTGACCTCGCCCCACCTATCCATGCCATGCCCGGTCACTCCCGGCCTAACCATGCCTCGCCATATCCTGCCTGACCTAACCACACACTGCCAACCCACGCCCTGCCAATACCTGACTGACCGAACCGCGCCTAACCAACCCACGCCCTGCCAATGCGCGCCTGACCCTGACTTGCCTAACCGTGCCACCGCGTTCCACGCCTTGCCGAACCATGCCGCGCCCGACCTGACCCAACCGTGCCGAACCAAAAACGAATAATTGCTAAAATCCACGCCTTGCCGAATCACGCCCGGCCATACCTTGCCCATGCGCGCCTTGCCCGACCTTTCCTTTCCGGTCCACTCCACGCCCTGCCCAACCAATCCTGGCCGAACCTCGCCGCGCCGTTCCCATCCCCGACGCGCCTGGCCCAGGCTTACCACTCCGCGCCATGCCTCGCCACGTCCCGCCTAGCCTTGCCTGGCCGATCCGCGCCTAACCAAACCTCTCCTCGCCATGCCTTGACCAGACCAACCTTACCTAGCCATGCCTAGGCCCGCCGAAACGCGCCGCGCCTAGGCAAGCCTGGCCACGCCGTATCCTATTCCTGGGATACCTCGAAACTGGCGATCAGGAACCGGCCGTAGGTGGGCCGGAAATCACCTATACCCACCAGGCGCCCGGCCAGGTTCAGGCATTCGTGCAGATCTGACGGTTTTATATATTCTGGCGCCAGCACCTGCAGTTCAAACGTGGCCTCCCACCCGGCATGGAAACCGGGGCGGATCCGCGTTATCGCCGACTGCTGCACCACAACGCGGGCCTGATGCTCGAAATCCCATTTATCCGTACCCAGGCTGGCGCAGATCGTGAGCGGCACCACGCCGGCGCGGTACAGGTCCAGGGCCGATTTTCGGGGCGATCGGGGGTCCTGTCGGCTTTTCGCGGCGCCGTTTTTTTTGTCCGTGATGGATCCCACCAGGTAGATTCCTGGTATCCCTATCGTGCCGTCCTCGTCGCAACGATACACGTAGGATTCCAGGTCATCCGTTTTTTTTGCCTGGCTGCCTTTCGGGGCGCCTGCCTTCACGCCCACGGCCTCGCAACTCCACCTGTGGAACAGGATCGGCGCCACGCCGCGAACTTGGACCACGGCCACATAGGGCCGATCTGCCTCAATCAGTCGTGAACCGTCATTCGATACCGGTGTTTTCGCCACGGGTTGTCGCCCGTTCGTCGTCGTCGTTGTCACTGTTTTAGTGTCCCTTTCGATTGTGTGTGTTGAACTCCTGGCCTCCCTGGCCGCGCTGCGCCGCATATCGTTAAAGATCGCCTCTGCGTTAGTGTTGCCCCACATATATCCTTCCTTTCTGTGCCATGCCCTGGCAAGTCAAGCCCAACCGCGCCTAACCCATGCGCGCCTTGCCCGACCGGACCACTCCACGCCAAAGCGCGCCCCACCAGGCCTCGCCGGACCACTCCTGGCCTCGCCATGCCAGGCCACGCCTCGCCGGGCCTCTCCTAGCCTCGCCCTGCCCAATCCCGCCTAACCATGCCGCGCCATCCCATGCCGCGCCAAACCAGGCCACGCGAATTGTTGGGATAATTGCTAAAATCCATGCCAGGCCTCGCCTCGCCGGACCACGCCACGCCTGACCGCGCCACGCCACGCCTGACCAGGCCACGCCTTGCCCCACCGCGCCTCTCCAGGCCGGGTACCCTCTGGGTGCTGACCGCGCCGAACCCTGCCGATCCATGCCGTGCCATCCCGAACCCATCCGCGCCGTGCCACGCCGA